TGTTGGCAATGGGTTACGATGACGATATACTGTATGTGGACGTAAGTGGTTACTGGGCAAAGGGTTAGGTTAAAATAATAATGAATAATGTAAAGATAGGATTATATTCATTTGTCTCGCCTAATCCAGCGGATTTGCTGCCGTTGCTGTTAGTCAGCGAGAATTATGTCAATAGTAACAAGCTACTCTGTTCCTAAGTTCTTATGTTTCAACCAGTTGCGTCAAGTTGCAGAGTGTGGTATACTGAACAGTGTAACAACGATAGTAACAAAGCGACTAATAGTTGAGATTTATTCTCAATAGATAAAGTTAGTTAGATTTTGTTATATAGTCTTATAGTCAGGCAAAAACCGGGAGCCCTTTGTGATGCAGAAAGAAAAAATTATTGTAACTGATGAAAATCGACAGGATATTACTAACATCTATTGTCACAGACTTTTGGATGACATGGACTTTAATACTCTGTGGACTTTTGCTTATGATATGTTGAGAGATAATAAAGAGGGTTTGACTAATAAAATGTTGGAAGATCAAATCTCTGACTACTACCCTGATATTCTGGAGAACTAATATGAATTATTATATCGAAAAACATGATATGGAAATAATCTTGGATGCTCTGGAACATATGAGCGAAACTATTAAAAATAGAAAAGCTTTTGGACTTCCTTCTGTCTGACCTTACTCTGAAGAAGATGTTTCTGGTCTATTTCAAAGTTTTGACAACTCTTATGTGGAGAACTAATGGAAATTGATATTAGTAAACAAGAAGCTTGGAAACTAATAGATGCTATCAAGGCATATATGAAAGACTATACTGTTACGGGCGCAGTTCATAAAACGTTCGACAATATTACTAAAAAACTAAAGGAGGTTGTCAAAGAATAGTAAACGGTGGTGAGAGTCCGGTTACGTTTGTAAGTTATCTGTCCTCAAGGGTTTGTGTGCAACGTGACGATATGGTATACTAGGACTGTGGCAGGGAAGGGCAAGGTTGGTGTTATTAGTATGTATAGTATATATCACCTCCGCACCTGCATAATATATAATCCAATTCAGGGTATCTGTCAAGTTCTTTTCCCCAGCTAGCTTGTTGCTATTGGTGGAATATTTTGTGGTTGTTCTATCCTCTAACTTTGGGAGATTATATGCTAGAAGTTTGCCTTGTATTTGGTGTTTGTATGGGTCTTGTCTCTGGTTACTGTCAAATCCAAGGTTAGTTATTAACTTATTTGCACATCGATATACTCTGTCAATTCTCCTCACGAGAAAATAATAACTACTTCAACACGTTGTACTATTGGTGATGCTTAATCTTATGAATGATCTTATGGCTGGATATTACATAATTTCTGGAATTCTATTCTTCTTCTTATTTGGTTCTGTTAGTATAGTTTGTGATATGTTCTTGAATCAGGAAGAAAAAGAAATTGTCATTAAAAAACGAGCGACAGAACCAGAATCTAGTCCGACACAATTCTTATCTGATGATTATCAAATTGATGATGATTTATTTGATAATTGATTTTGTATCATCTAATCTTTCAGATTTGGCGACCGTGGCGATAGTCAGCGAACAATGGGGGTCAGTTAAAAAATACAAATAAGAAATAACATTTCCATGCACCACCCCATCATGGTATAATACAGGAGTCAACGGAGCCAATAGTCAAGCATATGGTGAGACAAATGCGGGACTAAGGGAATCATGGGCAAAAGTGTTTTTAACTTTTAAACCATGAGGTGATTTATGCGTGCTAGATATATCGGTGAAAGTAATCGTAAGGAAATTCAGAGAAAGTATATTGACCAGATCTTGGGTGAATTAGATTTCATGCAGATCAAAGATAGGTTAAGAGACTATCTTCAGCATGAGAAAGACAAAGAATCTAATTATGCCTTAGAATCTGAGATACGGAAAGAAGCGCCAGAAGTTCTGGTGGAAAATTGGGAAGATTTTAATGGGCCTGCTACTCTCACAGAAGAGGAGCATTATCATGCCTAAAACTTTTCATAGAATAATTTCTTTTGAGGTAGAGGGTGAAATATATGATCACTCTACTAAGCCAGAAGATATTATCAAAAGTTATGACTGGAGATTCAAGGGTTTTCATGACAACCATGAAGATAAATGTTTCTTAGAATCTTCTCATGATGATCGTCGTGGACGTATTACTAAAATGACTCGCAAGAGTAAAATTAGTAAAACTGATAAGGCAGATACAGAAACTTTTACAATTAACAAATGAGGTGCTTTATGAATTATACATTAGTTTATTGGAGCGTTGGAATAATAGTAACATTGTTAGCATTAGTATCTTTATATTATTACTCATGCCATTGTTCTCCTCCAACTATTAAATAGTAAACAATAGTAATTTGATGTTATTTTAATCCGGTAGGGTTAGTCTCGGCTAATCCTCCGGATTTGGTTTTGTTGGTGATAGTCAGCGAGATTAGAGGGTCAGTTAAAAAATGGTAATAGGCTGCAACTTGACCACATATCCCCCGAACTTACTATAACATAAATGACAGTCGCAGGGACGCGACATTACTTCAACAGGAGAAAGTTTATGATTAAGTTTGTTCTTGTGTTTGCTCTTATGGTTCTTGGTTCGTCAACCTATGCTGGTGAGTGTGCTAGTGGCAATTGTACACTACGAAGTCGAGTTGTCAATGTTACTAGGGAAGTTATTTCAGTCCCAGTAGAAGTAACACGCCGAACAGTTGAGGCTACCCGTAATGTTGGTCGAAGAACTGTAGCTCGCGTTCGCAGTGTTGTTCGTTAATATTCATGGTCGATAATCAAAAGGATCATAGGACAGATTTGTTTGATTATAGATCATTAGAGAATTCCCCCGAATAAACTCGGGGGTCTTTTCTTAAATAGACTTATTACTTTCACGGAGGAACTTATGAAGATTTTTATGATTGCAATTGCTCTAGTTTTTGTCACTACTTTTACCGCAGAGGCGGCTCGACCAAAGTATTATAGTCAGCCAACTTATCGGGTAGAAAGTTATACAAAAAACTATGTTGGAAATAATGATCAGGAACGTTGTCAGGCCGAAGCTAATCATATGGCAGCTAATAACATTACTGGTCATGTGTGGGGTGTTATTGGTAGCTTTGAAGGAGTTGGTTATGGTTCGTCTCCCAATTGTAACACTTGTACTCCAGGTAACAATATGAGACTAACAGGAGATGCGTCAGCACAAGGTAAGAATGGTAAATGGTATAGAGTAAGGTCTTGGAGATAATATCTTCAGGCAAGAGTAGCTCAATGGTAGAGCGTTAGGTTTCCAACCTGAATGTTGAGAGTTCGAGTCTCTTCTCTTGCTTTTAATAGTCTCAATTGTATCAGCTAATAAAGTCGGTTTGGATTTTATGGATATAGTCAGCGAACTTTAGTATGATAACAACCATTAAAATAGAATCTCAGATGAATTGTGAGCATATTTGTCAAAAGATTCATCAGGCCATACTAAAATATCAACAAAATAGTCCTGACATGTCTGATACTCTAATAGTTATCGACATTAAGAAAGTGTCCGCTGATACTGATAGTCTGATACCCAAGTTGGAATTTAAGACTGAATAAATCTTGATAGAGTAGTCTGGCCTCTTTATAATACTCTTGAGATATATAGCTTATGTGTCTCACCTAAAACTTCCGATTTGGAATTTATGGAAACAGTCAGCGAGGATTTGTACTATGGCAAAAAAGAAATCTAGTCCTAAAAAGAAAGCCTGCTCTAAGAAAGTTTGTAAAAAGAATTGTGCTCCGAAAAGTTGTGACAAAATTGAGCAGGTTGAACCAAAGACTGAAACTAAATCAGAATATTTTCTGGGCTTAATTAAGAAAGTTTTTGGTTATGAATGAGATATTCCGTATCTTAGGATTCTTTATGATATCCTTGATCCTAGTAGAATCAGCAGTATATTTTGGGAGTTTATATTTTGTCTCCTATCTATCAAGGAAAGACGACAATGATAGCTCAGGTAACTAATATTGTTAAAAGACCAATTTGCCCCACATTCATTCATGATGATCCTACCAGAATATTCATAATCCTCATACTACTCTTAGCCCTATCGGCCATCTTTTACAGAATACTGAGAGCTTTAAATGATTGAGAATGATCCCCTTATTTTACACGGAGCATGGATAATTCTTGCCTGCATCACAATTCATTCGTTTTTGATAGACTATTTAGAGTATCTTTTCAATAAGGACGATAATTATGAGTAAATCAAAATTTGAAGAATTTCACGTTCCTTTCATTAAGAATCTAGTTTTTGTGGCTCTAGTTACTATAGTTTCTATGGTTTCTGTACATTATTATCTTACAAAATCATTATCAGTACCCCAACAATCATCAACTTATACATCTGAACAATCCCAGAGTACGCTCAAGTGAGGTTGTTCTTAGCTAATATCACCTATTTATCGGCTAAAAGTATTAAAATCCACTTATTATCTTATCCCGTGGTGAAATTTGTGGGATAACAGGCTAATTGTACAGGATTTGAATAAAGTTGTCAAGCCCCCTATGTCGATACTTGACGAAAGCGATTCTTTGTGATATACTGCTATGGTGGATACGGGTAGTAAAAGTAATAATGCAGGGGAAATTTGAGGTTTTAGGATGTATAAACAGATTCAATTAACCAACAGTGAACTAGATCTTTTAGCCTCTATGATCCAATATTATATTGACCAAAAGAAGGACAAACCGGGCTTTGAAATCAATAATGCTCACATTATGCTACGTCATATCTGTGGGATTAATGCCCGTAAAGGGAGTAATCAAATAGCTTTTAGTGGTAAGTAAACCCAAATCAAAAACAAATCAATCAGAAATGAATTTGCTTCCTTTTAACAAATTATCTTTGGCCCATAATGGCTGAAGATTTGAGTAATTGAAGCATTGTTTAACTTGCTCAGGATCAGAGAAATCGAAAGATGATATTGGGCGAATATGGTCAACGTGCCATCCTTTAAATGACCAGTTTTCCCAACTCATACCTTCTTTAAATTGAGACTCTAAATGCAGTTTTAATTTCTCAATAGAACATCCTACCAATTCAATAGACGACTCAGATTTTAGTCCATGAGCTAAGGCTTGATACAATCTACCTCTGAGTGATTTCTTTAATTTAAGCAATGGGTTTTTACGACAATTCTCAATAGTCCTTTTATTAATTTTGTCTCTATTATTTGTGGCATAAATTTTATTTTGTTCAATAATTTTTTCTCTATTAATTAAGTAGTATTCTTTCTGTTTTTGTAATCTTTTGTCTCTATTATTTGAATGATATGTTTTATTCATTTCTATTAACTTGTCTTTATTATTCAAATACCATGTTTTAGATTTTTCCTTTCTTTTTTCTTTGTTATTTAAGTGATATTCTTTGTAGTATTTGTTTAAACATATTTTACAGGCATGAGCTAATCCATTTTCATTATTCGGCCTTTTTTTCTTATGAAAACAAGTAAAAGGTTTTTCTTCTTTACATTTATTACAAAATTTAGTGTCCATAAATTAGCCTATTAAAACAACAACCCAAGCAGAGTCAAGGTCAGTTGACAACAGCTTGGGCGTCGAGTATAATCGTTTGTATTGTAGTGTCAAAAGTGTCTGACCACACCCTCAACATCATATAATACACCTAATTTGGAGGACAACCCATGAACGATAAACTGAAAAGTAATATCAGGAACTTTATTGTAGATTATGATAATACTGAGAATGATTTTAATATGGCTGATTATGATTTGTGGCTTGAGACTGCTGTTAATCTTTTGAAAGAAGTTTTGGAGAATAAATAATGACCGAAAATCCGCTACAACTAGCAACTAAAGCTTGGATAGAAGCAGTCCAGAAATATTATGAGAATACTCGTAGTAATGAATTGACCCAAATACATATGAGAGGGCATTTTAGCGGTTGGAGCGAAAGAGAGATAGTGAATTTAGCGAACAAATTGGCTAAAAATGAAAATGATTATCCTTTGTGGAGAGACAAGGAGAATAAATAATGGCTGGACTTGTATTATTTGGTATACTAGGATATATGGCTTGTATACGAATTTATGATTGGTGGAATGGATATGGGGAGTTGTTTTAATGACTAGTGAAGATAATAAAGAGGATTGTCTTACTTTACTAAAAGAGATGAAAGAACTATGTAGAGTATTTGCCAAACACAAAGTCGATGACCCTGCTATGGCATCCTTCATTTATGCTGTGAATCAATCTACTAATGTTCTTATTGAGATTATCGAAAATAAGCCACTAGAAATTAAAAGGATGTTTTAGTGCAAATTAATATAAAAAAAGAACTGAAAAATCTTGATCGTAATGATTTTGCGGCAGTTCATAATCTGGTTGATCTAATTATATCTGATCTTAGTGATCTTCTAGTTGATGTGGGTGATGAAATTATGTTGGCTGCTACAAAAGACTATATGATTGACCTTATTAACCCCGACCTATTAGATTTTGATTCAAGTGAGTCTTGACAACATCCGATACCTATGGTATACTCACTTTGTCTTGCAAACGATAACATATTATCACTTGATATCATAAAACACACACAAATGCTCATATATTATGACTAAACAAGAACCAATAACTTTGACTAACGAAGAAATTGAGGCGATTGAGTGGTGTTTGTCGTTACCCGTCCTCGACAGAGATTTTGTCAAGATGATGCCCCTACGCAATCTATTAGAAAGAACAAATAATAACAAGCAAATGGAAATTGCTAGAGAGATTATGAAACAAGATAGTGAGTGTCTTAGGAATTTAAGTAAAAATAATAATGACTCTATTAAGAACTTTGATTCTTGAATATGATATTGTTGAGATTCATTACAATGAACTTTTGAAGAATAAACCTTACTTGATCAGGGTTTTTAGCTATAATAGTAGTGACCCTACTGAACTCAGAGTGGACGAAAATCAAGTCAACAATCTATATCAAACTCTTAAAGAATACTATCTATTATGAAAATTCAAAACAAGAAAGAAATTGTTCTCAGTGTCCAAGATGTTCAAACTATTCTTTTTGATCATTTGACTAAAGAGCATAAGTTGAGCGGAGATTTTAATTTTGATTTTGTCGTTATCAATAAACCATATTCATGTGGAATGTATGATTCTTGTGATCGTCATGAATTTGATGGTGTGAAGATTGTGGTGACTCATGAATAGCCAAGAAACTCTGGAAAAAATGATATGAGTTCTAACGAACAAATTAATGTTGGGGAGGAATTGGTCACAAGACTACAAAATCTGAATAAGATGTTAGATGCTATTAAATCAGCACAGTTCGATGAGTTGAATCTTCCAGAAATAAATGAACAAAATAAATCTACTGTGAAATCTAAAAAGTCTCCTAAAAGGACAAAATAATGGGCTGGGAATACCGAATTAGCAAAGAAATACAAACACATAAGCATCTTCGCTATGATCCTAAGATAGTTTTTGGGATTAAAAAAGTATTTGTTGGCGAGAATGGGGATATTACTTATATTCGCTCTATGCCTGTATTTATGTGTGAAACTGTTGATGAGTTGAAAACTGAGATTCAGAATATGCTGGAGGGTTGTAATAAACCCATGATTGACTATCAAGGATTACAAGACAGAGTAAATGAACTGGAGAAAAAATGAAAAAAACTTGGCAACAAAAACAAAAAGAAAGTATTCAGTCTGGCTATGACCAAGCCAAACAATTAGCAGAAGAAGTATGGCTAGAGGGAGATCATGAAGGAACTCCTAATGATTTTTATTATTTCCAATGTGGATTTGCGGCGGGTTTGAACTATCAGCGACTACAAGCACTAAATAAATTGAGCCAACTTGATCAAGAACTAGGACTAGAATAACATAAAAATGTTAACCCTGTTCCCGTCGAATGTTTACGCTTAGTGCGTAGATCAACTAGGCTAATTGCCGACAGAGTAGGCGGGGCGGGGTTAACTATAGGAATATTACAAGTAGTATGAGAATCATTAACGAAAGACGATCTCAAATAGATGGCAATACCCTAATATCTTGTATATTAGAATATAATGGTAAATTGTTTAAGATTTCTGATTGTCCAACTAAATTATTTATATGGTCAGAATTGAATGGATGGTTATTTATAGATTATGGAGACACAAAAGAAACTACACAAAAAAGTATAGAACAATTTTTGTCGATAATGAAAGCATACACAAATGAAAACATTTGATATATCGAAAGATAATGATATTTATCTACAATCCCCAACTCTAAAAGAAGTATTAAGAGCTGGTGAGGATTTGTGTCATCACTTAAAAGTTTCTTATGATCCTTATAAAATTAAAGTAACTACTGATTATGGAACCAAAGTAGTAATTTACTACAAGGAAAATGACAACGACTAAAGATTTTCAAAAACAATTACTCTATCTTATCACTAAAATAGAAAAGATAGAAGATTTATGCAAAGAAGAGGCTGCTGAACCATTCGGGCCTTATCTTGATACTATAGAGTTTATGAAGGTGCTTGAGGGTAGTAAAAAATTAACATATTCAGAAGGATTAGAGGCGGGAATATCTCATATGGCAAGTAAAATATTAAGGATTCTTTATGAACGAAACTAATTTTGATATTAAACCAACAATAATAGTATTAGGAACAGTTATAGGGTTATTATTCTCTATTTTTGTTCTTAATCCTATCCACAAAAAGAAAGTACAAAAACTATCAGAACCACCACTGATAACTTGCAATCAATGTAAAGGCTCTGGAGAATATCCAACAGACGTTAATAAACTCATGATGGATGCTAGTTTGGCATTATTCATAAATCATCATCTTATGGTTGACAAGTGTGAAAAGTGTGTTAGACTACCCTATGGTGATGGTTACGATTATTGCGATATTGTTCAGAACAAATACAAGATTTTGCTTCAAGAATATGGTGCTGCTGGGCCGAAAATAGATATGGCGGCTTGTGAAAAATGTATGGGAATGGGCCAATTTACTACAGTGAAGAAAGATGGTTCGTATATGACTCAAAAGGAATACGATCAGGAACATAAATGATGACTATGTTTTATAGAGCGGTTTGCAAAATTTGTGGTAGTAATTGGAAAAGATGTCCTAAATGTCAGTTTGGAGCTTAGTAATTCGTGACTGGTTTAAATATTCAAGCCCCGTGGTCTACTCTTTTAATTAATGGTCAGAAAACGGTCGAAACCCGCTCCTATCGACTCCCCACAAGATTAGAGGGAGTTGAGTTGGCACTAATTGAAACTCCGGGGAAATCGGCTAAGTTTAAGAGTAGAATTATCGGAACCATAACTTTTAGTCATTGTTTTCAATATCAGAATAAAGGTCACTGGGCTTTTGATTATGAAAGACATTGTGTTCATATTACTAATGAGTATGGTTGGAAAGATGATAAGCCTAAGTTTGGATGGGTTGTAAAATCTGTCAATAAATTTGAAAATCCAGTTGACCCTCCAGTTAAACGTGGTATAATTTACGCTAAAGACTGCCTTTTGGAGAAATTTACATGAGATGGGTTTTTATTGTGGCTAGAAATTCAACTATCGAACAAGTGAAAGTATTTGACGATTATTTTCAGGGAGAGATTCATGCTAATGAGTATCTTAGGATAGGATTTGGGGTCAATGAAGTTGATTTTCCAGAATATCGTAAGGGAGAGTATTATCAAAGTGCTGATTCTGGAGTGAGCGTTGGTCTTTATAAGGACAATACCTAAAAATTCAAGTTGACTGCTGAGTATGACGATGTATAATGCAAGGGTATCGAAAGGTTATTTTAACAAACACAAACCGGAGTTTTATTATGAGCGTTTTTAAGATTAGTGTTTTGGTTGCTGCTTTTTTGAGCTTTGCTCTTAGTGTTGGTCTTTGGTTCAGTGGTATGCCAGAGGCTAAAGATAGTGGACTTTTTGTAGGTTTGTGGGTTCCTAGTATTCTTAGTCTTGGTAATCTATTCTCTTATAAGGGAGATTAATCATGGAAATGTTTATTTTTTTTGCAGGGCTAATAATTACTTTAATTGTTAGTTCCGGTTTAGCTATTAGTATTTTGTTTTTGGGCGACATGAATCCAGACTCTAGACAAAATCGTAGAGTTAACTATACGTTATCTGATTTGAAAGATAATGAAAAACTGAAAAAACTCATAGCAGAAGTAAAGGACTACAAAGAAAAAGTTCCTAGCTGATTTTTAAAGTTGGTTGTTGACAAACGCCGATACTGTAGTATACTAGGGCATACCTTGGAGAAAATCTAATGAGTCCAACAGTTCAACAAAAAGTTCAAAATTTGCTTGACAAGTATTTTATCGGTCAGAATAACTGTGAACTAGTTATTAAACAAGATGATCTAAATAGTTTTTTGCAGGAATATAATACTATTATTATCACTCGTACAGTGGAAGTTTGTGGTCTACATTAATAAATTGGAGAAAATATGACAATTCAACAGCTTCGTAATGATGGCTACAAGGTTAGGGTTCTTCATAATCGTCTTTATAACGGCTACTATAAGTGGCAAGTAGGTAGCAAGCCTAGTGGAGATCATGGTTATGGGCCTGTTGATCCAGATACTAAAGGTGGATCAACTCAAATTGTAATTGACAGTCCATCTGGTGATCATTACGAAGGGCTGGCTATTTGTAGCAAGAAAGAAAACTATAATAAAAAGCTGGGCGTTAGAATTGCTCTTGGACGATGCAATATTAAACAACCGCTCTATATTCCAACAGAGGTAGAAAATGACTAAAGAAGAAAAACTGGAAGAAATTAGGCGAATGTGCTTGGGTATTATGCAATGTTGGAGTCAAAAATCTAGTTATAATGATCCTTATGAGGATGGACGAATTGTTGGGCGTTCAACACTAGCAGAAACTATTCTGGAGATTATTAACAATGGCTAAGAGTTTTGAAGATTTGTTGAAGAAAACTTGTTCCAAAGACGTTATTATTGATGGATACAAAAAAACTATGGATTACTGGGCAGAATATATTGGCCTTTCTAAAAGTCAATACAATACAGTACCATACGGTTGGTCTATGACTAAACTTAAAAATAAGAAACCAAAAAGGCGTGACCCGTCACGAAGATGGTAATGAGAACATTTAAAGAAGAAATTAGAAAAGTTCTTGATGACGTTTCATGTGATGCTTGTGGGAAAAGTACCACTAACTATCCAGATGTTGGGCCAGATTATGCCACTCTTGAATCTTGTTGGGGATATGGCTCAAAGAATGATGGATCAAGATTTGAGGTTGATCTGTGCGAGTCGTGCTTCAATGATGTAATTGATTTACTGAAAGAAAAAAGAAAAAGTGTTTTAGGGCCGTTTAGTTATCCTTATGAAAACGATCCTTTGGATGGAGTATGAAAGATTCAATAACTCTTATTGGCGACGTTCATGGTAAATATAAACGCTACCATGAAATTATCAGAGAAAAAGATCGTCATCCATATACTATTCAATTAGGAGATTTTGGTTTTGATTATGGTACAGTATTTAATGTGGACGATGAAAAACACAAGATCATAGGAGGAAATCATGATCATTATGATAGGATTATTCATATTCCTCATTACTTGGGAGATTATGGTTTTACCACATTGAATGGAATATCCTTCTTTTTTTATCGTGGAGCCTATAGTATTGATCGTCAAGATCGAACTATTGGAATAAATTGGTGGCAGCAAGAACAGGTTACTATTGATCAATTCTTGAAGGCCAGAGAGCTTTATAGACAGATCAAGCCTGATATTGTTTTAACTCATGATTGTCCAGACGAAGTTAGTTTACAAATACTAGATTCCAACCAAAGAAAATATGAGAACCTAACAGGATGGGCTTTGCAAGAGCTATTTAATATTCATCAACCTAAGAAATGGCGATTTGGTCATTATCATAAGAGTTGGAATATGAATATAAGTGGTACGGATTTCAGATGTTTAAACGAATTGGAAACTGAACTATTGACAGTCTAGTATCGGGTAGTATAATTAAAATGTTGATGCCGAAAGGTTGGGGTCGCGGGTATCCTCAATAATCAACAGCCGTAGGTTTTGTTTGCAGAAAAGTTTTCGTAAATGACCAAAACCAATTCTGCTTTAATACAAAGGATTATATCATGTGGAATCATAGAATAATTAGACATATTGATGATGACAGTATTTATTATGCTATCCATGAAGTTTATTATGATGAAGATGGGAAAGTAAAAGGCTGGACAGAAGAACCTATTAGAATTATGGAAGAAGGCTTAGAAGATCTTAAAGTTACCCTACAAAGACTAATAGAATCTTTTGATAATCCTGTTCTTGATGAGGAAACCAAGGAGGCCATTCTGTGACAGAAAATGAGCGGTTTGTTATATTTTGGCTATACAATACGGTTGCTAAAAAGATGCCAAGTAATCCTTATGGCTCTGACGACATTATACTTAATGGGATTAATGTAACAGAAACAGTTAGAAAACTATTGCAGGATAGATTATTTGTATGAACGACAAAGAAAAAACTAGCATACTTGAAATTATGAAATTGTGTAACCAAAAGATCAAAGCACAAAAAGATCATGAGGCTAGTGCTGGATATGGTGAAGATTATAATGATGGTAGAATTGTCGGTGGTGCTGCATTAGCACGACGAATATTAAATATCCTAAAAGAATTTCAATTTTAATCATGAGTACATTACCAGATAGTAAAATTCCTTGGTGGGATAATCATTATGAAGATACTTATAGTGAAGAAGTAGAAGATGGATATCCTTATGATATTGGAACTAAAGTACAGGAATAAATTATGTGGCTAAGACCAAAATCAAGAGTTCATCATTGGAATTGTTCTAGGTTCGCGGATTTTATTCGCGGAGAGAAGAAACCCTTTGCTTTAGAGTGGGGCAAATGGGACGAATGGAATAAAAAACAAAAAAAGAAAAGACCAGTAAGATATTGGCTGGCAGAAGAAGTATTACCTAAACTACAGGATTTGATCATGTTTCCTGTGGACGTTTACACTGAGATTAGATACTATATCAACAATCGTTGGATAACTAAAACACACTATCTAAAAACTAGACTAAAGCCAGGACATTACTATGAGCTTGATTATAGAATTCTTCATGGGTTATTTAATGAGCTTGTGGATTTTGTAGAGATTGAATATGCACACCTAGCAAAATGGTCTCTTAAAAAAGGTACTAAAAAATACAAGTTCAAACATGGTCGATCAATTGAAGCAGGATTAGCTTATCTAAAGTGGGCTTGTTCTTTAAAGTATACCAAAGATTGGGGAGTAGATAAAAAAGACCCAAAGTACGGAAAACCAACCCACCAAGCCATCTCTGCACAAAAGATTAAAGAACTTTATCTCTGGTGGAAAGATCGTCCTAATCGACCAGAACCAATGACTGTTGCTGGATTAAACTGGGATCAGAATAAAGAAGACAACTTGATGGGTGGAAAGATATCTAAAAAAGAACTACTGGAATTTAAAAAGCTTGAAAAGATTGAAGCAGACTACGAAAAAGAAGATACAAAAATGCTCATTGAACTAATTAAAATCCGTAAGGAGTTGTGGTCATGAGAACAGTTAGTTTAGAACACGATCTTATCAAATCGGATTATATTACAGACAAATGTGTTAACAGCGAATCTTACAGCCAAAATTTATATTCCGCCATGTGCAATAATTTATTCTACAAGAATGATGAAGAATGGAGTTGTTCTTGGAGATATGCTGGGGGTGTTATTGCAGATATAAGAAATAAGGGAGAGAGTTATATTGATTGGTATTGTTCTGGAATAGGTAATCATCATGATGGATATGTTGGGGAGAGTTTTGTTACTGATGAAATTCGATCAGACTTACTACAGCTAGGATGGACTATCAAAGAATATCCTCAGAGCGAACAGGTTGATGCTATCTAGGGAGTTCCTATTAAAAAGAGGGTACTGCTGCCCCTTGGATGCTTTAACTGCCCTTATAACGAGCAACCAGAGGGCTTGACAAAGGAACCAGAGGACGTTAAACTAGAAGTGAAAGACGAATCATCTACTAAAAAGGAAAAGCAATGAACGAGTCAGTAAATCAAGCTATTTGTGATTTCTATAATAGTGTTTGGAATTATATGAAAGCTGAATATAAGCCAAAGTGGGCCAGACTTTATAATGCTGAAGATACTTTGGATGAAATGATTCAGATTACTGGACAGTATTATCTTGGCGGGAACAATGTTGTAGATACCGCCGGAGATATTGTGACTCTTCTTAAAAAGAGACATAAGTGACCTACTCTGATTTTAAAAACAAAATTGATCATGATCTTAAAAAGTATGGTTTAAGGTATGGTCAAACAGTTATGAATTCCTTATCAGAAGTTTGGCCCGATAAGCATAGAGAATTAATCTCAACAGACTTAGATTGTTTTTATAACGATAACAAAACCGATACAACACTAAGCTATCTAGAAAAAGCATGGAATCATGAAACAGTTAGATAAAAAAGATCCATTTTTTGATATAGATACTTATATCAATCGTCTGGAAAAAACAATAGAACAGCAAAAATATACAATAGAGTCTCTTAAAAATGAGATTAGAACCCAAAGAAAAGAAATAGGTTCTTTGCGAGAAGAACGCAGATCGCTATTAGATCAAGACAAGCCGCCGATGTTCGACCACAACCTATGGATAGAAAATGGAGATAATAATGAAAGATAAGACAGAAGTTTTTGCTATTGGTACTGACGTTAAACTGGCTGAAGATGTATTCGGCAAGGTAACAGGGATTAATATTCGTGGAAATAATTCGATCAGCTATGAAATTGGCTGGTGGAATGGACGAAGTTATGACTGCAAGAGTTTTGCTGACTATGAAATTGAAAGCACTCTATCTACAACAAAGCAAAGAATTGGTTTTGCTTGAAGTCTTGACAAGAGAAAACCGATAAGATAGAATGAGGAACTGGATGGATTGGGATTTTACTTGGTTAATCGAACTAACTTTAGTGATTATTGTATTTTTTGTTTTTGGTTATTTTTTAGGGGTTAACTGGTGAACTCTACAGCTACTAATTTTCATGACCATATTAACATATGGTTAGATGCTCTTGAAGTAAAAGCTAAAAAACAGACCTATGGAGATGAACAAGCTGTTTATTATTTCTTCAAAGAGAATAAGAAATACTACAAGATTACTCAAGTTTGGGAAGGTGTTGAGACTATTCATGCTTTCGTAGATAAAAACACCGGAGATGTTTATAAGCCAGCAAGCTATAAAGCTCCATATAAAGATGCTAGATACAATCTATTTCATGACCACAAAAAACTTATTGATGAGTGTGATTGGGCAGGAAGTTATTTATACAAGAGGATGGGATGACTAATAAAGACCAAATTAAAAAAGCATTAGAAACAATAGGCACAGAAAAAGCATTACAGTGTTTGATTGAAAGCATTGACGAGAGTACAGAATGGAACAAGGCTCCAATCTGGAAATTTAAGCTTATTGAAAATCTAGAAGATGCCTACAATTCATATATGGATCAATTTAGTAAGGAGACTACTAATGCGTCTTGATTTGGCTATGGGATTAAAGGTTGGAGACAAGATTGTTAATGTGTTTATGGATGAGCTTGTTATATCAGCAATAGACCATAGTTATGATCCAAAACCACCAGTATTTATAGCATTAGATACTATGCTACAAAAACATTATTATTGGTTTGATGATATTTATTATCCAGACTTGTCTGATATTTGCGATGAAGAGAAAAGTTTTGTTCTTTGGGCAAAAGATAATAGACAACTTGTTGGAGAAAATTCTCGTCTACTTAAAACTGTTTATATGCAGGGATTCTCTATGGGATTTGATCATAAGAGAACAATTTCCCATGAAGAGGCTATGCAAAAATGAGCGAGGCATATGATCCTAACTGGAATCCAGACGATTACGATATGACACTCAAGTATGAGCCTATGAATTTGTCTAAAGTCAGCAGTATCCTGTCACAATATAAAGGACAGCAGGTTTTAGATTACATCATTGAGCTATATAAGTTAATTGAATATCAAAAGAAAAGAATATTTGAGCAAGAAAAAGAGATCATTGCTTTGCGACATGAAAAAGCATGGAAGCATTATGATAAACCTATAGAAAATTACGATCCAACCACAAGAAAGTATGTTGACAAACCACCCAAGTCTGGTAACATGAGTTGTTAATATGATGATCTCCGAAATCAAAAAATGGGCTAAAACACAGGGTTATGAAGTAATTAAAGACAAGGAAGATGGTCTTTATTATTGGGCTAAGTTAGATGCTGGGCCGGATGCTAGTGGAGTAGCAAAAAGTGTTAGCAAAGTAGCTACCGCTATTTTTAATCATATGACAGAAGATAAATGGGTTGAACATCAAACCAAGTTTAAAGAAGAAAAAGCCGATGTTAAATTTACAGTGAGCGATTATTAATGTATATTTTGCAATTAAATCCTCCTATCAATGTTTTTACTCCAAAAGGAGAAGGTTTTGCTAGATTGGTTATAGATTATGGGCCAGACATTAATACTATTTGGGTAGTAGATTTGTTCTCAACAAGAGAGTGTATTCATGTAGATAGTCATGAGATATACTTTGGTGCTAATCCTATGTGGAATTTACAGGAGCCAAATATTCCTTCAGAAAGAACAGTACCGTGAGCAATTACCTAAATATAGACATTCCTCCATTTTGGTGTTTTCTTGATACGGGCTTTCTAAACGATGAACTCCCTAATGTCAAAAATGAAAGAATAGTGGTTGAAGTTTTTAGCTTCACCAGCATCCCACAAAGATGTGGTATGTTTTCTATTATGACAGAATATGGAAGTCAACACGCCAGAGTTCCAATTCATTATCTAAGAGGTAATGATGAGGGAGGTAGCGAATATCCATTGGACTGGATACAACTGTGGGATAGTATGAGCTACTATGTGTCGTGCAATATTAATGAATATACAAAAAACAGAGCAGCTAAAATAATGCTAAAGGATCATTCATTACATAGATCCAAATATTTGTTTACTTTAGATTGGTGTTTTGGCCCACAGTACAAATCTGGTTATGGTGAAATGGCTGCTGGTCATAAATGTGGTCATGTATTCTTAGGTGAAGGTGGACAATTTTTTATACAACCAAACAATAGGGTACTGTGGATGGATGGAGGAAGTTTTATCAGTAGAACATTTGACAAGAAACCAGATTGGAAAGTTTTTAGCAAAGAATTTAGTTGTGAGCATACTGGTAGTAGGTGGGTAAGCAAATCAGAAGAAGAAGAATACTTTTATGAATTTAAAGAGGCAAAAGAATAATGTATGTCAAATTTGTGTCTAAATCAGACGAATGGTTTGATGCTGGAACAGAAGTTTTTGATGCTACAATATGTGATTGGGGCAGAATTACCAAAAGAATGACTCTTGATAGCTATCATAATACTTGGCTAAAAGCAGGACATATACTTGGTAGAGGTTTAAGAAATGGTTTTTGGGATGAAGAACTTTGTCCATTAGAAGAGTTTGAAATATTATATACGGAGGATCAAATATGAGTGTAAAACTAATTAGTGTAACTCCAGACGCAGAAAAACTAATGAGCTATTGTGCGAGGGTCAGTAACCCGAAAAATCAGGATTCAGATAATTACGCAAAACTATTAGCTTACTGTATTAAAAATAAACATTGGTCGATATTTGAAATGGCGAGTATGGGTCTTGAGGTGAATACCACAAGAGGAATAGCGGCTCAAATTCTTAGACATAGAAGCTTTAATTTTCAAGAGTTTTCTCAGAGATATGCAGACACGACACTATTAGCAGAAGAAATTCCATTATTTGAATTACGCAGACAAGACGATAAAAATCGTCAAAATAGTATAGATGATATTCCAGATGAAGTTAGGGCTAAATGGGGTATGAGAATTAGAGAACATTTTGCTAAGGCTAAATCTATTTACGATGGAATGATAGCTGATGGAATAGCTAAAGAGTGTGCTAGATTTATTCTACCATTGGCAACTCCTACTCGTTTATATATTCATGGAAATATCAGATCATGGATTCACTACATAGAATTACGATCTTCTAATGGGACTCAAAAAGAACATATGCTTATTGCAGAAGAAGCAAAAAGAATTTTTTCAGAACAATTTCCTACTGTATCGGAGGCATTAGGATGGTAAAGAAAGAGCTTATTGTTACCGGACAATTACAAGACTCAGACGGACAAAAACTTATTCTTCATGGTTCTTTTTTTGAATCTTCAAGAGAAGCAGCGATACAAAAATTTCATGAATATTTTGAACCAGATCTCAAAGTAATGAAAATCTATTCTGTTGTTAATGAACAAGGACAATTAGTATAAACAATGGAAACTAAATCTAATTTAACAATTAAAATAGTTAGAGAATTGCTTGATCATGGATTCTCTGTTTTGCTATACAATCAAGAAGAATTAGAGGGAGCTTGTGGTGGATGGTGTTCTATAGAGGATAATGAAAAAGAATTCGCGGTAGCCATGAAGCATCACATGGGTTTTGAAATACTTATTCATGAATACTGTCATTTCCTTCAATGGAAAACTGATCGTAAATTGTGGGATAGAAGTATGGAAACATATGATATTCTTTTTGATTGGATTAGTTATCCTTCTTTGGTTGCTAGTGCTTTTATTAAAGACTACAAAGTCACTACAGAAGAACTAGACAAAAGTCTACACGATATTTTAGAGATAGAACATGATTGTGAAAAAAGAGTTTTAAAACTGGTCAAAAATTGTCCTATCGAAGATTTTGACACAGATAAATATATACGAGCAACTAATGCGTATTTATGGAGTTATCATCTCAATAGAGAATTAAGACTACGACCAAAACGTCCAATATACTCACAAAGAGTATTAGAACATATGCCTAATACTTTTAATCCCGATCTATCTTTTTATCTAGATCGTCATAATCTTACTGATCCTATTCGACAAGCATTGCTGGTTGAATACGAATAATTCTCAAGTCTGGCTTGACAACTTGACGATACTAGGATATAATTCCGGCACAGGAGACACTATGAATAAACTTGGACTTTGCTGCATATCCCTCAAGTTGAAAGAACAGGGATTTGGTCATCAGACTATGACCTTTAAACGATTCAGTTCTTTGCCGCGAGAAGAAGCACTAGAGATTCTTGGTGATAGAATCAAAAACAATCTAGAAGTAACCAATAAAACAATTCAATTTTGTGCAGAAAACAATTATGTTTATCGTGTTAGTAGCGACATTTTTCCTCTTATTACTTACGATGAGGCTAATGTGAGTCTTGAAGATTTGCCTAATTATGACGAAATACAAGATGCGTTTGACAATCTTTCAGAAACTATTTCCTCTACTAGCGTTCGTGTTTCTGCTCATCCAAGTGAATTTAACAGTCTGGCTAGTCTCAACGAAAAAGTTATCGAAAAAACCATTACAGAACTCAATTTCTACAGCAGTTTCTTTGACAGAATTGGACTTCCAGCAGATCGTAGATCTCCAATGAATTTCCATATTCATAATAATAATGGAACCAGAGAAGAAATTGCTCACAGGTTCTACAACAACTTTAAGAAACTGGACAATAACTGTCAGGCTCGCATCACAATCGAAAACGATGACAAACTTAACTGCTGGAGTGTGAAAGAATTAGTAGATATCTTCCATCCGATTACTCGTATTCCAATATGTTTCGACTATTTACATCATAAGTGCCACCCAAATGGTCTTACAGAACGTGAGGCTATTAATATGTGTTGGGATACTTGGCAAACTAGACCGCTTTTTCATTATAGTGAAAGTAGAGAAGGAAATAATCCAAGAGCGCACGCAGATTATCCAGAAAATACTTTTGATAATTATGGTCTTGAGTTTGATATTGATCTAGAACTAAAAGCAAAAGACTTGGCTCTTGCAAAATATGATTCGTTACTAAACTGTGTTTCTTAAATATAAGGAGATAATTATGGCTCAAATCGGTGCAATTTCAATTAGTCCCAATGTCAATACTCAAGCAATCATTAACTTGCTGAAGGAAGATAAGAAGATTACTATTGGTCAGGAACAAACTGCTCCCGATGGCTCTCGCTATATCCCCATAGAGAAGAACTAAAATGTCGGCTAACCTTATTCTTATTACTGGTATAATATATCTTTATATAGCCATTGAACAAGGTTATCTACATAGTAACTATGGTATGTTTATAGCCTATCTTGGTTATGCAGCAGCTAATGTTGGACTGTATATGTTAGCTTCAAAATAAAGAGGTACTTATGAAAGAACCTAAAAGAATCAAACTTAATCCAGAAACTCCAACACCAAAAGAGGTTACTAAACACAGACTACCCCCATTAAATAAAACTGAATGGGATGCTTATGGTCAAGATAATGATGATACTTATACTCCTATAGATTTGGATAAAATAAATAGACTATTGGATGAAAGTAATGAAAATAATTCACAAGACCATTAAGAAAGCCTACGAAAATTGGGAACCGAATCCTCTTGTTCGTTGTTATCATTATTGTGCTGCTTTTGATGGTAACAAGATGATAGAATTTGCTCAGAACAATCCTGTTAAAATGAGTACCAAAGCATTTAGGATTGGCAAAAGATTTAATATCCCCAAATATTTGGAGTATCCTTATGTACATAGTGAATCTCATCTTATTTCTAAATTACTTGATCGCTATAACTCCATTGATCCTAATTGGAGCGTATGTGTCTTACGAATTAACAGACAGGGATTGATCCTTGGAAGCAAGCCATGTGTTAATTGCTCTAAGCTATTAAATGCTGTGGGATTAAATAATATCTATTATAGTGATGATGATGGAAACTTTGTTTGTCCTACTAAAACCATCAAGATTGAACACATGGTAGACATTCCTTATGTTTGAACCAGAGTGGATGGAATATTTTGAGAGAGAAGCTCCGTTTTCATATTACTGTATTATTTTTTTAGGGTACTTAATTAAGATATTGTTTTATTTTTCGTATGTTATACTCTTGATATTTTTATTTGTTCCTCTTTTCATGATATATTCTGGCACAAAAGCTATTAAAATCAAACTAGTAGAAGATAAAAAACATAAAAAACTACGCAAAGAAAAAGAGAAACAAGAACAGCTTCATCAGAATCTATATTTAGACCATCTAGACAGAAATATAAAAAAGAAAAAGAAACACAAATAGTTTCTAAAGTCTGCCTGTTGACAACTCCGATACTTGTGGTATAAAACATGAGTTGTTGCCGCGTCATTTTGGAGAAACTATGAATTGCATTTATTGCAAAAATTGTGTTGGTGTTGAAAGATATGAGTTTCTTGTAGAAACTAATAGAAATATTGTATGTAAGGAATGTTCAGCAGAACAAAAAGCTGTTGGATATATGGATTGGGGACATAAGACCGCACCAAGCCTGGTTATGGTTCCAAGCAATGCTAAAGAGACTATTAGGATTTTGAACAGAGCAAACAGGAGAGCTAGATGACTAATGAATTTGAGCTTGAGGGACTATTGTTTAAGCAGGTTGAGAAACCTAAAAATCATTTGATGACTAAAGTTATTAATGTATTCCATGACTATTATCGAATTAATGTTTATACTCAGATTGAAGAAGAGGGATTGTTGAAGCGAAAGATTTCTCAAAGCTATATGACAACTTTCAGAAACAATGTTTTGACTATTATTCCAGATCCAGACAAAAGACCAGACGATCTTAAAAAGAAGTGGTGAATTATGCCAATAGCAACTTTAAAATTTAAACTACCAGAAGAACAGTACGAGTTTGATACGGCTGTTAAAGCCAATGATGCTAAAAGAATGTTGTGGGATTTTTCTCAACAATTACGGTCTTGGCAGAAATATAGCAATGATTTTACCGATGCGGGTGATGCTCTTGACAAGATTAGATCAGAATTTCACAGATTAGTTAATGAATATAATATCAACATAGACTAAGGAGATTATTATGCCACTTTTTGAAGTTAATACCGTTTCTTTGTTTCGACATAAGTATGTGATTGAAGCTAAGAATCTTGAACACGCTTATGATACTGTATTGATTGATAAGCCAGAAGAGCTGACTCAAAAACATCTTGAAGAAACTATTCTTGATGGTCGAAAGATTGACAGAAAAGAATTTGAAAGACTTTGTGATGAATCTCTTAACGATAGTACAGAATTAAGTAACGCTCATCTTGGAACACGAATTATACACAAGGTAGATTACAATGAGTCCTGAACTAACAGCTAAATTAATCTCAGCCTATCCTGAACAGTTTAAAAATCTTACATGGATAGAATGTGGGGATGGTTGGTTTAATATCCTATCCAAGCTATGTTATATTGTAGATAATCGTCTTCATTACAAGCAAAAGACTAATGAGCCTCTAGATTTTTTCTGTTGGAGTCAAATTAAGGAAAAGTTTGGTGGGCTAAGAGCCTATGCTTATGGCGCTGATGATTTTATCAAAGGAGCAATAGATATGGCAGAAAGTATGAGTTATACAACTTGTGAAGTTACTGGAGAAAAAGGAAAGCTTCGTAAACAAAGAAGAGACAATGAAGGAGAGCCGGTTATGGCATGGATAAAAACTCTTTGTGATAGTGAAGCAGAAAAAGAAGGCTATATTATCTAAATTAGTGACTAAATCAAAAAATCGAGAATACTCTAAAGATTCCCTCTTGACAGTGCCGATAAGTGAGATATACTTAGGGTGTAACGTCAACAAACACAGGAGAAAAGAAAATGGGTAAGGGTCAAAAAACTTGTGAAAAATGTGGAGCTACCACAGGCCCGCGAGCTTATATGTGTCCTAAGTGCAATGCTCCGTTCGTTTTTAAGGCAAAGAGCAAAGAAGCAAAGAACACAAAGATTATTCGTGACTTTAATTGGAAGGAACTGATTAAAGGAGATAGAATTAGAGTTGGTGGAGGCCCATACTTTGTGAGGGGTGCTGAGTTCATCCCGATGGGTTATAGGGGTCGTTTTGTTGTGGAAGGGATTGACCAGCATGGAATTAAAGCATGGGGTCTGGACAAGCACCAAGGCTTCTGTCACATTTATATGGGGCCAGATATTCAGAACAAAGAGACTCATGTTTGGAAAATTAAGCATAAGCTTATGAAACTTAAACCAAAGGTGGAGGCGTAATGTCTCTTACTCAAGAACAAAAAGATCAAATCAATATTCTGCTTGACAATAGAGATAAGATAGTAAACAGTCTCTATCATATTGAGCGTATTTTAAAGACTTATTTTCCAGAAGAATTTGAACGAGCTATCCAATTCTATCTGCCTCAAATTACCACTGCTCTTTATGAGGATAAAAAGTGGCTAAGTAGAGGGGAGTATAGTTTGCAGAACACTATTGACAATCTGTTGGAGCGGTGTAAAATTAACGAGAGTGGCAAGGGTACTACAAAATATCTTTAATTGGAAGAAACGATGGAAAGCTATAGTATTATTGACTTGGAAGGTTATGCCAAAGCTATGAGAGAGGGTGCTGCATCCTCTTTTGAAAAAGACTATACAGAAAATTTGGATGAATTTATCTCTATTGGTCAGGTAATTAACTTGATCAAAAAAAATAACCTTGGACTTGACGAAGAAGGTAATTATCTTATCAACGAACAGATTTTTGATGATGTATTCAATGATATTAGAGATTGGCTTTATGGAGTTGGTCTAGCTAAACTTGCTTCAAAAGGATTCGTAGAATGTGCTTGGGATAACGAGTCTAACGACATGGTTTTTTGGTTGGCAAATAAAGACAAGACAAGTATTTCTGCAAAACCCTCAAAGGACAATGATGAGTAACTATTTGAATATTAGGAACGTCAATCTTTTTACTAAAAGCATTAGAAAAAACGTAGTAATGGTTTTTCCCAGATCATACCATCATCAGGTAGACAACTTGATTTCATTAGCTCAAGCAGAAAACTTGGTTAGAAAATATATTGAACCAGGATATAATGATGAGTTCATAATTTCTGAATGTAACTATGATCATCTTTGTGCCGAGATTAAAAAATGGATTTACAACTCAAGCCTGAGCCAAGTAGCCTCGTCTGGAAAAATAGAGTGTGCATGGGACGATGACTCTAATGAGATGATTTTTTGGCATCCTGAATCAAACGAAACATTCAACACTATTAAATAATATGTCAAAAGAAGAAATACAACAACTAAAAGATCAAATTCATGACTTGAAAGAATATTTATATTCTGACTTGTGTAAGGCTTGTGGAGATGCAGCATTAGCTCTAGATAAAATTAGTCAAAGATTAAATCAACTAGAGTCTCAACAAAATTCCTAAAGGTCTTGACAGTGGTTGGTCGATATGATACAATAACTCAACACGGGGCGGAAGGTAAGCCGGTTGCATCCGACACTCTTATAAGGTGTTCATAGGTTGGTTCGACTCCAACTCGCCCTACTTTAAACAGGAAGGATTCTGATGAGACTTCAACCATTAACGGCTATTTTTGCAGGATTATTCCTAACTTCACTAGGATTTAACTTCCTACTTTATTCAGATATTCAAAGACTAAAAAAGTTGTCAAACAAGCCAGCAAGGATTATTATAGAAAGAACTCCAGAAATTCATATCAAACCAAAGTTTTGGGGGTATACTAAAGAACGGGCGATTCCTGGTATCGACAGGTAAAAAGAAATATAAATTGCATTGACTGGTTGATCGACCGGCCAGTATAAAAGTCGATTAAAAATGTTAATTGGCGAAGTTTCAACTCTCGCTCTCGCTGCCTAATTAATTAGGTAATGAGTGGGGCGGCATGAGCCTTATTACCAAATCATGCTGACTCCGATATTCGGATATGGTAGTCCTACCAGACATAAATAGGAATGATGATTGTACTCAATCTGACTCAGATAATTCTGATAGCTTTGTTATTTGTGTGATAACAAGTAACTAACAATGTAGAAGTTTATATAGACGTTTATACTGGACGGGGTTCGATTCCCCAATCGTCCACTTAATATTATGAGAAAAATTTGTACTTACTGTGGAAAACGTAAAAACTTAGCAAGTTTTCCCAAACACACTATGTACAAAGATAATCTTGATAGCAGATGTCGCAAGTGTGTTAAAAAACATTCTAAGATTAGAGTTAAGCTACATAAAAAAGCGCCACCAAAACCAGAAGTATGTGAGTGCTGTAAAAAGGTTCCCTACAAATGGGCCTTAGATCATGATCATGATGATAATAGTTTTAGGGGCTGGCTCTGTGAACCTTGCAATACTGGCATAGGCAAACTGGGTGATGATTTTCAGAGCATCGTTAACGCTATGAATTATTTTCTTTCAAGACAAAAACGATATGAAAAATAAGATTAAAGAACACCTAGCAGAAAACAATATGACATACTGGCAACATTTTAGGTTTGCTGTATTTTTTGGATGCTTATCTTTATTGGCTGGATTTTGTTTGATAATTCATGCGTTTTTTCCATGTTGGTTTCAAACTTCTGGCAGCGATTTGGTTCAGTCTATGGCGATAGTATTTAAGAAACGAAACCGATTAGATGATACTTGACAAAGGGACTACCGTATGGTAGAATTGGGACAACACAGGAGAAAATAAAAATGTCGTTTGAGCATCTTAATGGTTTTGTTCGTGATTTGAAGTCAACTAGCAGCACACTTGATAAAGTTGGCATTATTGAGGATTATACTTCCTCTAATGAGAGTGGAGCAAATTTTCTTAAAAAGATTCTGCTCTATACTTATCATCCTCTTTGGCAGTACAATGTAACTAGTGATAATCTTAAAAAGAAAAGTCATCTGCGTGGTAAAGTATACAAGTCTATATTTGATCTGTTGGATGCTTTGAAGAATAGAGAAATCACAGGTCATGATGCTATTGGAGCAGTTAATAGCTTTATTGACAACCAAAGAGAATACGAAGAACTCGTTCATTGCATCATTGACAAGGATTTGAAAACCCGTGCTGGAGATAAGCTGATTAATAAGGCTATTCCAGATCATATCCCAACATTTAGTGTTGCTCTAGCGGACAAGTATGTTCCTAAAATCGTAGACTGGAAGGATGGATGGTATGTTAGCAGGAAGATCGACGGTGCTAGATGTATTGCTATTGTTGATAGTAATGGCAATACTACCTTTTATTCCCGCACGGGAAAAATCTTTGATACTCTTGATATTGTTAGCGGTGGGATTAAAGCTTTGGGACTTACTAATGTAGTTCTTGATGGAGAGCTTTGTCTGGTTGATGAAGAGGGTAACGAGGATTTTCAAGGAGTAATGAAGGAACTTCGCAAGAAGGATCATACTATTCCCAATCCTTCCTATAAAATTTTTGATATGATTACTCATGATGAGTTTTATAGCCAGAAGGGAGAGAAAAATCGACCATTTAGTATCAGGCTCAAGAATCTTACAGAGATTATGAAGAAGAACGAATGTCCATGCTTGACACTTCTGGAGCAATCCTTGATTAAGGATGAAAACCATTTCCAAGAATTTGTCAAAGAATCTACTGAGAATGGCTGGGAGGGGCTTATGCTTCGATCAGATGCTCCATATAAAGGAAAGCGATCCAAAGACCTACTCAAATATAAGTCATTCTTTGATGATGAATATGAGGTTCTAGATACTGAAATGGGGCCATTCCGTTATGTTAAGGATGGTGCAGAATGTGAGGAAACTATGTTGAGTTGTGTTATGATTCAGCATAAGGGACATACTGTACGAGTTGGGTCTGGTTTTAGTATCGAACAAAGACAAGAGTTTTATAAGAACCCTAAGAAGATTCTTGGCAAGATTATTTTGGTACAATATTTTGAGGAGACAGAGAACGAAAAAGGCGGTATCTCTTTGAGGTTTCCTACATTTAAATACCTATATGGAGATTCTAGAGATACCTAATCTTCTTCAAAAAACTGGGAACAATTTGGGACATTTGGTGTAACTATGAGTAGGAGAAAACCAAATGAAAAAGAATAAAATCTGCTCTTCTTGTAAAGTAGAACATAATGAATGGAAAAAAGGAACATGGTGCAAAAATTGCAATAAAAAATGTCAGCAAGAATGGTACAAAAAGAATAAAGCCAATGTATTAGATAGGGTTACTAATAATTACATTCAAAATAAAGACTCTAAGCTAGAATATGCTAAAAAATATAGAGAAGAAAATAAGGACAAGGTACAAGAATATTTTGACAAGCATAAAAAAAAGATATATCAACAAAGAGCAAAAAGAGAGAAAGCAAGAAGAAAACAGGACGTGTCTTTTAAAATAGCCTATAATTTAAGGACTAGATTAAGAACAGCCATCAAGAATAATAAAAAAACGACAACGACCTTAGATTATTTAGGATGCACAATAAGTGAGTTAAAAATTCATCTAGAAACTAAATTCACAATTGGAATGAGTTGGGACAATTATGGAAAATGGCATATAGATCATATATTACCATGTTCATCATTTGATATGTCCAAAGAGTCAGAACAAAAAAAATGTTTTCACTATACAAATTTACAACCATTGTGGGCAATAGACAACATCAAGAAAAGTAATAAGATTCTTCATGGAGAAGAAAGAGACATATAGAATTATGCCACCAGCATGGAAAGAGCTAGGTTTTAGAAGTTATGATGCCTATATAAAATCTAGACTATGGTGGAATATTAGGCAATTAGTCTTAGAAAGAGATGGTAAATGTTGTCAAGTATGTGGCACTCCTTCTAAAACAGTTCATCATATTGATTACACAAAAATTATCATGCTGGGTCAGGGAGATCAGCATGAATTAATTACATTGTGTGAACCATGCCATAATTTTGTTGAGCAAGACAAGCATATTGGTAAAAAGAAAAGCTTGTTAAATAAATTATTTTGTCAAAATAGCAAAAATACTTTAGATGAATGGCAAATTTGGGCTCAAGCATTTAATAGTGATATTCAATATAATTCAGAAAGACTATTTGAGCATAACCATATCAAGAGAAAGAAACATAAGAATAAAAACAAAAAGAAACCTATCTCTACTAATGCTAATAAACCAGAAGTAATAAATACAACATCGAAAAAAGAAGAATCGTCTTTAGATGTTATAAAAAATGAAATTGATAACTATATAAAGCAACATAAAAAGAAAAAAAAGCCTAAAGCTGTTGACAATAAAGATATTAGCAATTATTTTAAAAACAAAGATCAATCATGGATTAATTCTAAAGTAAAATACTATAATAATCTTAGTGAAGATGAAATTAAAAAACAACTACGTCAAGCTTTTCCATATTTTATAAATCTTCTATTGAATCATCCTAATGCTAGTGAAAAACTTAAAAGTTGCATAAGGCCACATTTCCAAAAAAATAAACCGAAAGAAACTTTTCAACAAAAAAGAATAAGACTAGAAGAACAATACCAAAAACAAAAAGCTAAAAAGAAAACTAAGCTATCTGGTAAACTGCCAGCATGGACTACTAATCATAAAACCATTATACCTAAACAAGAAAATCCATTGATGAAATATGTGAAGGAAGTAAAGGATAAAACCGATTGACCAATTTCCAGTAATGGTGTATTTAATTATCTCGCCTTACTGGAGACATTAAATGATCAAAGTTGTTCTTCGCTCTCTGATATATCCGTGGTTTATTCTATTCGTAGGATTTTCTATAGGTTTTATTTGTAATTCAGAATGGTTTGGCTACAAATATGTTCTTGTAGAAAGATCAGTACGAAATATATTTTTTCCAATAAAGTATGATGAAAGGATAGAAGAATGGGTTAAATCTAATGGACGATTAAGATTATGGGCAAGCCTAGACTGTCCAAAAGATTTTGAAATTATTCATGAGTTTGTAAAAGGAGAAGAGCATTATTGGGCTGTTTATAAGATCAAAGACAAAAACGGAAAAGAAATTAAAGATATTGGCAGTGTTAGAGTGAAATGGAAAACATGGGAATACTACTATAAATTAGATGAGATTTTAGATAAGTCTGGCGTTACGAAATTGGATTGATTCAAGAAACGGGGCTTGACAAGACGATAGGACTAGTGTAGAATGTGAGCATACACTTTGGAACCAACCTTTGAGGACATTATGACAGAGATTGTTGTTGAGAAAAAGCCGATTGTTATGAGTACCAGCAAGGCCGATGAGTTTTTCAAGAATTTTCCGAAGGATAAGGTAGTTGCCTATAAAGACTATTGGGAGAGTGTTCGCCCCAAGACTGACGAAGATATTTTCCGTCGCTATCTCTTTGCCTATTGTTCAGTGCATACCACTTGGCAGGGTAATGTCAAGGGATACAATGCTATCAAGAATTTTAGCGAATGGGTAGATAGTAAAGAAATTCTTTTGACAAAACTCCACAAGAGTGGTGTTGGGTTGCACAATAATCGCACCGCTTATATCTGGGATTTTAGCACCAAGTTTTGGGCTAATCCTAAAGATTTTTATCTGACCACAAAGAAGTATCATGTTAAGAAACGTGATAGTATCCTCAATAAGATTAGCGGAATTGGTCTGGCTAAGATTAGCTTTGCTCTTGAGATGATTCATCCTAATGAGGCTAGGGTACTCTGCGGAGATATTCATCAACTGAGGCTTTACGATGTTGAGGCTCTGAAGTATAATAAGAGCAAGATTGGTTCACAAATCTATAAGAAGATGGAGCGGCATTGGATGGTTAACTGTGGTAAATTGAAAGTCCCATCCTATGTAGCAAGGTCGATCTATTGGGATGATCTTCAAAAGAAAGAAGATAGTCGCTACTGGAGTTATGTACTAGAATCATGAGTCCAATGAGATTTCCTAGAGTTGCTATTATGAGAGATAATGAGATAATAGAGTATGGTTATCTGAATAAAGACATGCCTCAAGGAGATGGTTCTTATTTGTATGAAATTTATGGGGATTCATCAACACTATATATTGTAAAAGAGAACGAATTTTTGTATGTAGGAGAAAATGATGAGCCAAAATGGTAAAGGGTCTAAAAGAAGAGTCAGTCTAGTTTCTCAAGATACTTGGGACAAAAACTACGAAAGAATTTTTAGAAAGAAGAAACATGGGAAGCGTAACCAATCTAAAAGAAAATAAGACACTATTCATTCCGTGTTCTTGTAAGAGTGAGATATTGGTAATAGAATATGACCATGAAATTGAGTTGGCAGATTTGGCTATATTTGAGCATTATACAAACTATAGTAATAAGATGTCATTATGGCAGAGACTAAGGTACTGTTTTCAAGTTTTAGCATATAAAAAGCCCTATGCTGATCAGATGGTGTTAGACAAAAAACAACTCAAAGATTTACAAAAATTCTTAAATGGACTTAACCTGTAAGGTGTATAATATAAGGTTGTCAAACTCATATCAAGGAGGCTAATCATGGTTGTCAGAACAGCAACAGAATATATGAACGATCAATTAGCTAATAGAGTTAAATCTCTTCAGAAAGCTTTAAATCAAGCTGAAAAAATAATGAATACCCTTGAGAAAGAAAATCAAAGACTAAAAGACGTTCTTGCTAACCTAACGTCAGAAAATAATCAAGGTTATATACTCGATAGTGAGGCTTTTAATGAGCCAGTGCTTACAGTCTAAGAACAAAAACAAAAGAATAATAACACAAATTGGGGAATATGAATATTTGGTTGAGGGAGAAAGCGATTGGGCGAAATTTGGATGTCAATCAGATATCTCAATAATAACTTCTGCTAACTTAGACGGCGGGCCATTCTTGTTAGTTGGTGATTCATTCTTGGGTAAAGGAAGAATATCATCAATACAGAATATTGACAGTGGGCGGGATGGGTATATAATAATTAAGGTTACTCTATACTCACCAAAGGAAACATCATGATTTCAGAACTCATTCCCGTTATCGGTTATCATCAAGCAATGTTAATGTCTGGCTATTCAGAATATCAGATTCAACAAATTATTAAAGGATCTACTTATGAACCAATTTCACAAGAGTAATAAGAATAGAGTTTTCTTTGGTGTTTGTGGAGGACTAGCAGAAAGTCTAGGGTTAGATGTTTCTGTAGTTAGGCTGGGATTTGTTGCTGGTGCGATTTTCACCGGAAGTATTCTTTTCTGGGCATATTTACTAATGGCTCTGGTTCTTCCAACAGAGGATTAATTTAATGGATAAGATAGTTGATGGTCAGAAAGTATTTTTTACTGCTGATCTTCACCTGGGACATAGGAATATTATAGGATATTGTAATCGTCCATTTTCTACTGGTGGAGAGATGGACGCTAAAATTATTTCTTCTATAAACGAAACAGTTGGACAAAACGATATTCTTTATATTATAGGAGATTTCTGTCATAAGGGTGGAACTGCTCTCTCATATAGAGAAAGAATAGTTTGTGAGAATGTTCACATTATTCTTGGTAATCATGATGAACCAACTAAGTTTACTAGTGGATTTTCTAGTGTGTCTGATCAGAAAATGATTCTGTATGTTAATCAAAAGATATTTATGTGTCATTATCCTATGAGAAGTTGGTCTGGTAGCTATAGGAAAAGTTGGATGCTTTATGGTCATGTTCATGGCAGACTGCATCGTGAGGACGTTGCTTCTGGAACGCTCACTCTTGATGTAGGGGTCGATAATAAAAGAGATGGGGTGGAGTTTGGTACTCCTTGGAGCTTTAAAGACGTTCAACAGCAATTTCTGGCGAGAACGAAAAAAATTTCAAGGTCGCCCATTGACAGTGACGATACTATGTTGTACAATCGAAGGAACAACGCAAGGTAAGATCAGTCGCTTGACTGAGCCTTGGTTGTAGATTGGTTAAGAATTTGGAGGTTGATTATGGCTGAAGTTACTACTACTGAGAAGCAGAGTCGTGTTCGTTGCAGTGATGACCAGTTCCTTGAGGCAGTTTTTTCCAGCAAGACCTATGCTGAGATTGCCAGTAAGACTGGTCAGAAGGTTGCTAGTACGATGGCTCGTTATGCTCGTACAAAGGCCGCTCTGGCTAAGAAGGGCATTGAACTGCCAGCGATGGAGCGAGCAAAGCCCACAAAGACTGTGGATAATGTCGAGGCTATGGCTGAGACTGTTCGCCGTCTAAAGGCTGCTCATTCTAACGGCTGAGTCTTAGTGTAAACCAAATGCTTCCAACTACATCCCTCATAAATATTGGTAGAGACACATAGACAAACATCTAACCAATCGTTATGATATGTAGCTTGGAAGTATACGGGAGCGTAGTCCAACGGCAGAGACAATGGACTTATACAATTTGAGTGCTTAAAGAGAAATCTTTGATGTAGAACCTGTCAAATTCGGTGGAGGCTTAACTGCTAATACCGAGCCAAGCTTAATAGAAATATTATGAAGGTGTAGAGACTTGACGGCAGGAACCTAAAACGAAAGTTATGGTTAAGATAAAGTCCAGACCACAAACAGAAATGGTAGTGAAAACTATAGTGGCAAGAAAATCCATCCAGTGTGAGTTCGATTCTCACCGCTCCTACTTAATCCTTTTTAAATGAGTTTACTCTTATGACATTCGACCACTGGATAAATGAAGTTGAAGGATATAGCGTCAGACACGAAAGAGCTATAAGCGACATAAGAAATTGTGTTGCAAAAGGAAAGACTGACGATATAATCAAATGGTTGATGGCAGCGTATGCTATGGGCCATGAACAAGGTTATGATGTTGGATATTATGATGCTAATGAAGAATGTCAAGAAAAGTTTGATGAATATCGAATGGGAGATGACTTTTAATTTATGACATATAATCTATACAATCTAACTAAAGAAGAAATTAAGATAGCAATTATTCAATATATTGTTGAGAACAAAAAGATTTCTACTAGTTCAGAAGTTTCCATAATGGAGAATAAGTATGATATTAGATTCATCGTTGAAGATACTTATCAGAAGGACAGTTTGACAGGCTTCTATAAGCCTGAATTTAAGGGAGCAGAAATTACTGTCTTAGAATGAACGGATCTTTTAGTCTACCAAAAGCCAAGAATGGTTGTGATGTTATTCCAAGACTTGGCGAACTCTTCTTATACCAGTATGATAGCATTGCTGAGTTGTGGGATACAAGAATTGGAGATGGCAAAACACCAGCAAAAGACCTGCCTCGTTTAGCTAACCATGATATATACGAAAGAGTAGCTAAATTGGAAAGAGAAATAGAACAGCTAAAGAATGATCGAAGAATATGAAAATTGGGAAGATGGAATAAGAAGGACATTTATAGAACTAGCAACTTATATGGAAAAACACGCTAATCCTCTTGAGAGTATTATTGATTTTGCTTGGGCTTCTGGGGCTGATCTTTTCTTTGTGCAAAATGCCAAAGATGAATTGAAAAAACTAAAAGAGAAAAATAAAGAATGGGCTGAAGAAGTCTATAGAGCTAATGAATTTGCTGTTGAACAGACAAACGAATACTTGGAAGTGTCTCAGCAGATGCAGTCTTTAAAAGATTCTCTTGATAAGCCTGTTGCTTGGGCCAGAATTAATGGTCGTGGTGATTTGTTTGATTTAAGAACTCAAAACAACCCTTATGTTGATCAAAATACTGTAATTCCTCTTTATAGGAAAAATGATGGGTAATACTCTTTGTAATGGTAGGATTAAGAATAATAATCCCAAATCTCCCATAGAATATTTTTTACTGGTTACTGTAAGAGAATATAGTGATTATGAGGGAGGTACTTATATAGATGAAATCAGAACATCTGCGGAATTTTTAGAAAAAGAAAAGGATGCTTATGATGACCCCTTTTATCAAATATATGGATCAGTACCAGTTGATAGTGATGGTCTACCGGGAACTGTTTTTCTTGGAGAGTTTCATTCTATAGATAAGGCAAAAGCTTTTCTATATAATATAACTGGTGAAATTCCTCAAGTTATCTCTTATTAATATGGTAAGTACAAAATATAAAGTTGATTTATCTGACTACTATAGTGAAAACGGTGGTTATTGTACTTTGTTTAAAGTCTCTAATGAACCATCTTTAGGATTCAAAGAATTTATTTCTAAGTCTAGAGCATCATACGCCAGACAAATTCAGTCCAAATTAAGTAGTTATGATCTTGCTCCCAAGGTCTGTTCTGAATTGTGCAAAATGAGGTACGAGCCTTTCTTTCCTCATAAAATAAGTGGTTGGGGATATGTTACTGAACTGGCTAAAGAAAGTAGCGAAAAAACTAAGCTATGGAAAATACAAGAATTAGTAGAATCTATATATGACAAAACAAAGTTAAAATTTTGGGACTGTCACACAAAAAATATTGGTTATATTATAAGAGACGGTAAAGCTAAATTGGTTTGCATCGACACGGGTAAAGAAACCTGGGATGGTTATGCTAATTATTTTGGAAATTCTGATCCCGGCCCAAAATGTTCATATTGTTTAAAATACCAATGTAAGTGTGAAGGAATTTAAAATGCCATATATCAAAGAACAAGATAGAAAAATACTAGATAATCATATAGATAGTTTAATTTTTGTATTTAAATGCTCCTTAGAGGGAGAAATTTGCCAACAACAAAACTTGACAGACAATCAAACAATGATGCTTTTAGGTAAAATTAACTATTGTTTTTCTCGAATATTAGGTGGGATTATGGGAGACATTTCATACTCCAAGATTGCTATGATTACTGGTGTATTAGAGAATATTAAGCAAGAATTTTATCGTCGTGCAGCAAGCTCATACGAAGATAAGAAGATTATTGAAAATGGAGATATTAAAGAATATAAACGTCTATAATAGGTAACTACTTATGTCAAGAGATATTGAGAATATTAACAAAGAGATAATCAAAGCTAATAAAGAGATACATCAAATAGAAGACAATCTTTCAAAAGATATTAGCGAGTTAAAGAAACTTATCAAAAATCTAGACAAAAAAGTAGATCTTGTTCTTAATAAAATTCAAGAATTTGAAGTTGTTATGGACGCAATTGAATTAATGGAGGAACAAATAGACGAAGAAGAAGAAGAAGATGAATATAATACAGAATGGAATCCTTATGAAGATGAGGATTTTGATCCAGGCGATTATGATAATGAAGATAACTAATGGCTAGTTTAGCTCTACTAGTAACAATTATTTTTTTATCTGTGCTAATTATAGGGCCAATGAGTTATCTTTTGTCATTATTTGATTGGATGCCAAAGTTTGTTGTATGGATTATGGGACTTCTTTGCATACTTGTCGGAGGGATGACATTCACTTTGCCAGTGCCATTTTTAAAAGTTTTGGGTCTGATAGACATAGCTATCGGTTTTAAAATAATCTCAGACAGACAACAAAAGAAAAGTGATGCTTGACAAGATGGTTTGCCGATGGTATACTTGAGCCATCACAGGAACGATAACACTTTTGGAGAATACAGATGAAGTTGGCAGATAGGACGATTGAGACTCACAGCGTTGGAGTTGCAAGCAGGAATCAGTTCAATATTGCTCAGACGAGCAAAATGTTTAAAATCCTTTCAGACTCTCTTTACTCTGATAAGGTTATGGCTGCGATTCGTGAGCTTTCTACTAATGCTTATGATAGTCATATCTCTGCCGGGAATAAGAATCCCTTTAAGGTGACTTTGCCTACCGCTGCCAATCCTACCTTCGTAGTCAGAGATTATGGCACTGGTCTTAGTCAGGCCGATATGGAGGACTTGTATACAACTTATGGTGCGTCCAACAAGAATGATAGTAATGATTTTGTTGGTTGTCTTGGTCTAGGGTCTAAGAGTCCCTTCGCGTATACCAAGAGTTTCACCACGGCATCATATTACAACGGTAAGAAGTATACCTATATTGCTGCGATTGACGAGAGCGGAGTGCCTACTCTGAATCTTTTCAATACTTCAGATACGTCTGAGCCTAATGGTCTTGAAATTAGTTTCGCTGTTAAGCAGCATGATTTCCAAGAGTTTACCGACAAGGCTAAGAGAATCTTCCACTATTTCCGCATGAAACCCATCCTTGAAGGTGGTATCGGAAATAATCTGCAAGATCATAAGTATAGTAATACCAACATCATCATTAGTGGTGAAGGTTGGAGGGTATGCCGACTTAATAATGATAATAGTTATTTCCCTAATGGTTATCATCGAATTGATAGTGGTATCGTAGCTATCATGGGCAATATCGCTTATCCTGTTCAGACCGCACAGATTGTTGGTCAAGAGAAGGATGAGATGCCCGATCATATTCAGAAGTGGAATAGGGCTTTCCAGAAAGCAGATATTGATTCTTGGAAGAGTTTCGTTGGAGAGATTCTGAACTCCGGCCTTTATCTTGAGCTTGATTTTGGTATCGGTGAACTGGAAATGGATGTTAGCCGTGAAGGTTTGCAGTATACTAAAGATGTTATCAAGACACTGCGTAAAAAGACTCAAGAAATTTACATGGAGATGAAGGAAGAATTCTCCAAGAAAATTCAAGCTGCCCAAAACAAGGTAGAAGCAATTACTTCATACTATGCTATGAATGAATTGGCTGGCGGCTGGGGTGTTGGTGCTACTTGGACTGATCCCAAGGGTAAAGATCATCCTATCAACTCTGGCAATGACTTGGAATATAAAATTCCTGCCGGTAAGAGTCTGTACGTTTTTAATTACAAGACTGCTGGCTATCGTTCTCGCCGCCAAGTTGCTCTGACAGACAGAATCCATCATGAAACTCTTACTGGTAAAGGTTCCTATTACTGGAATAATCAGAAAAAGAAGGGAACGATGGCTTTCTTTGTCTGCGACGTTGCTAGTGAAGAAAGTGCCAAGAAAATTCTTACAAGATATTGTAATGCAAACGATTGCTTTGCTTATCTGATGATCGACACTAAGGATCATACAAAAAGCGGAGAAGGTTTTGATCAACTGATCGAAGATGTTGGGGCTGGAAATCTGCTCAAGGTTTCAGACTATAAACATCTGACACAAAGTTCTGGCCCAAGAAAGTCTTACAATAGAAATTCTAATGGTAGTGTTAGTGATCAAGATGTATTCTTTATCCACGGTTATGATAAGGACAGTAAGCAGATTACTAATCCTTATAATGATGCTACTTGTCTCAGAATTCTTTCAGAAGAACAACTAGAGGATTTTCTGGAACAGGATGAGATTGTGTATGTTCCTATGCTTCGTTATAAGACTGAGCCTGAGTCTGGTTATCCTGAGATTAATGACATCGCTATTACTCTTAGTGATGATAAACTCAAGAGTATAGTCAAGGACTTGGTTGGAGATAGTAAGGTTTATGCTATCAAAACAGCTTTTGCTAAAAAGCTTGAGAAAGACGGATATAATCTTGTTAACTTCAATGATTTCTTGAAGCGTCAACTTAAAGTTGTTGCTAACAAGCACTTTAAGAATCTTGCTTCTATCAACAAGCTTGTTGAATATTGCAAGAAAGATTTTGCAACTGAAGAAAAGACTACTGGCGGCTATAGATATTGCCAGTATGGAACAACCGATAAGCAGTTTATGTTTCATGTTCTGAGTATCTTTGGATTGGATTATGATAAGTTTATTGGCAATAAGACTCTTGTTGATTGCTTGAACAAAACAATGCTAACAGAGTTCTTTGCTAATACTGTTCATATTCATCCTTTTAATATCACTAAGTTCAGTCAAACAGAATATCTTTCTCATATTTCTAAGCTTATGAAAGAGGCTGGGATTGAAGATGTTGATAGTAAAGAGATTCGTAATGCTAATTTGGCCTATAACACCTTGACAAACATGATTGTCACTCGTTTGTATTCTGTGACTAATCAAGACAAGGCAGAGGGTTATCTCAAGATTATTCGTGGAACTTCTACTGAAGATCTTAAGAGATGGAAAATCTCTGAAATTAGGGAGAAGATTAAGGCTGAAGTAGACAAGAATCCTATGCTGAAATATATGATGGGAACTCATCAAGTTAGCGGCAATCTGACAGACCTAAAGCCTAGTCAGAATCCTATTCTTGAAGATCGTAGTTCCTATTATGGAAAGTCTAGCAAGGATTGGATTGAGCAGATGAGTCAGGAGAATATTGACCTTTTTAAGATTCAGTTGAGTAGTTTGATCAAGTAGTCAGGAATTTCTCAAGACCCCTTGACAAGCTTGCCGATTAGTGTAAAATGACAGTATCACAGGTATCGTAACTAAAAGTATTAGGAGTTTGGATTATGGCTGTTCCGTTTATGTTTGTGGATGGTAATTTGACGCTGGTTCTTAACAACCAGAGTTATCAGGTGTTGCCGGATCATATCAACTATAAGTTGATTCTGGAAAGACTTCCTACTGCTACGGCAGAGGAACTCTTGGAAGTTGTTGATGTTCAAAAGGCTGTTGCTACTTTTAGCGATGGTCTTGTGGAGATCAAGAACGGTCAGGTTCTCTACGAGGGTGAGGAAGTTCATGGTAGTATTAGTAAGCGTATTCTGGAGTTTATGAGCAAGGGATTGCCGTTTCAGCCCCTTGTTAATTTCCTGAATAATCTCATGGAAAATCCAAGTATGCAGAGTCAGAAGGAACTGTATGATTTCTTGGAACATGAGAATTTGGCTGTAACTTCCGATGGATATTTTTTGGCCTATAAAGCTGTTCGTTCAGATTTTAAGGATAAGTATCGTGGTGTTTTCGACAATAGTGTTGGTAAGGTTTGCGAAATGACACGATCTAAAGTTGATGACGATAGAGGTAGGGGTTGTTCAAATGGACTTCATGCCGGGGCTTTAAACTATGTTGCTGGGTATGGTAGTCTTGAGAATGGAGATCGAATTGTGATCGTCAAGATTAACCCGAAAGATGTAGTCAGTGTCCCAAGTGATTGCAATTATGAAAAACTTCGTACTTGTCGATATGAAGTTGTTGCTGAATATGCAGGAGAATTACTTAAGCCTCTGTATTCGGAAAATTTTAGCTATGATGATAATGATGACGAAGATAATGATGATCACTTGACCGATGAAGATTATTGGTCTCAATTTGACGATTCTGACGAAGATGATTATGAGGACGATTTTGACGATGAAGAGGATGAGGATAATTTCTAAAAAATAAATCATGCCCTCGGAGTTTGAAAGGTGTATTAAAAGGTATACTTTCATTCTCCGGGGGTTTATGATGACTATTAAAGAAATTATCAAGGATAAGAAAAGATTCAAGCAGCATATACTTGAAGGTAAAACCTCGTATGAGTTAGCCGAATTATATGGATGTTCTAAATCATCTATTCATGAGGCTAAAAAACGACTAGGGTACTTAACTAAAAACTTAAGACCACACGATAAAACAAACAGAAAAGCATTAGGTATAACCAACTGTGAAATTTGTGATAAAAAAAGCTCAATGAAAACTTGTAGTAAATGCGCTAACAAAATCATTAAAATAGCAAAGAAAAAAATTCTAATAGAACAACTGGGCAACAGATGTGAAAAATGTGGATACAATAAGTGTCAATCGGCATTAGATTTTCATCATTTAGATCCTGCGATCAAAGAGTATGCGATAGGAGAAATTAATACAAATTTTGAAAAACTGTTACAAGAAATAAAAAAGTGTAAACTGCTTTGTAATAGATGTCATAGAGAGTTGCATTATGAACTATCTGATAGTGATAAATTTACCAAAAAAAGCGAAGTGAAAATTAATAGAACAATGGAAAGTCTCAAGAATAAATATGGAGTTAGTAAATAGTCAAGGTGGTGTTTGGAACTTGTAAGATAGTACCTATATAGTTTTTACTATCCTACAATAACGGTTCGATTCCGTTACCATCTTTTACGATATTGCTTTTGATGGTAGTGTTTACTATCCCAATATCAAAAATGTAGGTAGGAAGTGGAAAAAGGAAAACAAATGTTTAGCGATACTTTGGCTTTTAATCCGTTTGATAAGACTCATAGTGCTATTGGAACAAGAGATCAGATTACTTTGAGGAATAAGTTTTTTGAGTCTTTTGGTGGTCAGCAGATTTTCTGTTACAATGGTGATCCTCGCAAGAAGATCAGTAGCATGAATCATACAGATCATCTCACCACCGTTGCTATTGCAAATGATAACCAAGGTGCTGATGCTTATTTCTACGTTAATGGTGGACGTAAACAATATGCTATTAGTAGAATTCGTGCTTGTTTTGTTGATATGGATGCTGGACGAGATGATAACGGTAACTATTTTAAGCCCAGTGTCGTAATGCAGAAGAAAAGGGGATTCTTGAATTATATCAATAACTTTCCAGTAAAGCCAAGCTGGGTTGTTGATACTCGTAATGGTTATCAGTGCTATTGGATTCTAAACCCAAATACTAATAGTCCTCATAAGACTTATTGGAATGGTATTCAAAAGAAACTGGTAAATCATTTTGGTGGTGATGCCCGAGCTATCAAAATCAATCAGATTTACAGAATCCCTTATACTTGGTGGAGGAAGGGTTGGGAAGGAAAGCAACCTTATTTTACCAGTATTTTGTCTGGATCAACTGGTAATCCGATAAATATTGAACAACTTAAAGAGGCTCTTGATGGAGTTTCTGCTGTTGTTAATATTGTTGCTAATAAGACTAGCGACGAATGGTTTAAAGAATATGCCAAGGCTTATAAAAAGTCTGACATCACTGGAGTTCCAGTTGCAATTAATGTTGCTACAACTATTGCAAATCAGATGAAGTCTTTAAACCTTAACACATATACCAACAGCACAGAAGATATCAAGACAAAGTATGTCTATTCTGGTCATGGTATGTTCAACAAGGCTTATGGTGATCCTACTCCAGTATCTCCTGTTACTGAGGACGATACAGATGCTATTGAGCCGCTTCCTGTTGACGCTGGGGGCGAAGATTTAGATCTTGACGGTTCCCAGACCAAGCTTTTAAAAACGGTCGTGGAGTTCCTTAATCAAGTCTCAACACCCCTCTACTTTAGCAACAACAGGTTTCTTTCTAATGCTGCTAAAGAACTAGCGTCTAAGATTAGTGATAAATTTTGTATCGGGTGAAATATGCACGAAGATTATGAAGATGATGACTACGATGACTATGGTGATAGTCAGGACAATTTAGAGAGTCATTATAAAAAGTATTTCAAGTTTGACCCCGACGCTTGGGATGCTTGGGGAAAAATGTTATATGATACTCTAAATGAAATAGTTGAACATCCTTCAAACGTATGGTATATTGGCCCGAGCTTTCCTAAAGGTTCGTTACCTGTGAATGATTACTTCTCCAAATCAGGGAACTTCAAAAACTCCCTGTATTTGGGGAACAATCATTACAAAGAACCAATTTACAAAACAAAATATTTTATTCACAACAAATTAGATACTGAGTATAGAAATCATTTAATAGCAAACGCTGTTCACTTTTTACAACAGCCGAATTATTATGATGGTATGTTTGATATTTTAAACTGAAAGACACGGATGTTATGTTACCAGCATTATTTTTATATTTAGCGATGGCTTTTGGTTCTTTGACAGAAACTCCGTTAATAGCATACGATCTTGCAACCAACATGAGCCAAGCAAAAAGAATTGAGTGGACAAAAATGACAGATGATGCCGGTAATGTAAGATTTACTATTACCTTTTACGAAATGCCCATACTAGCAGAATTGGGATTTGAAAGAACATTTGTAGACAAACACAATAACTGTCAAACAGAACTCAAAGATAAATAATTATGACCACATATTTTAAAACACTATTTAATAGACCAGAATACAATAAAACATTCGATAGTATGTCTGACTCTATTAGAGAGATAGAAAAAAGACTTAATGAAGATAGAGTAATAGTAGAAGCAATTGTGGAAAAAGATAAAAAAACAGATAGGGTGGTCACAGTGTACAAACCAGAGTTCTCTGCTAAACTGATGTGGACAGAGATTCCAAAGTACGAAGGAGTAACCCTAGTTCAATGAAAAATGAACAATGGTTTTTTATAAATGATTTTGATGACTTTGTTGACCATTCAAGATCATTAGTTTTTAAATTTTTTGGAGCTATAAAAGAAGTAGAACACGATTCTATGGTGGCATCCATATCTGAAATGAGCAAACAAGAAATAGAGGAGATGAATGAGACACTAACCCATGATGAATCTGCTATTATAATTAAAAACCACGCAAAGAAACAGATAAATAAAAAAACAAAAGAAGTAAGATATTGTTTAACTGATAAACTTCTTCAAACTATTATAGAAGATCTGAATAATAGAATGATTAGTAATATATTAAATTCCTTGGTTAATAAAGGAATTCTTGATAGTGCGTACGATAGTGATCAAAACGATTTTATTTTTTGGGTGAAAGAAGAAGATGATACAAAATCAAACCAAAAGCCTGAAACCGATTAGTCTAGATGCTCAGTTTAAATATAAATGCACAAATACAGAGTGCGAATCAGAACATTGGCTATTTTTGAATCAAGTTCAAGTGAAGGGTTTTAAACTTGTATGTGATTGCGGGAATGTTTATAAGATACGCCAGATAGCAAATATAAAAACACAATTCTCAAAAAAGACCACAAAACCTAGAACAGAATCTAATAAGTCATCTGAAATAGTTACGAAAGAGGAGCCTGAGTATCTTAAAAAAGCATATAAAATTTTGGAAAACTATGGTTTTTCTAACAAAGAAGCTGTAGATTTGGTAAATAAAGTATACGATCTTACTAATCAGAATAATCCTTTATTGTTAGTGAAGGATGCTCTGAAAATTTTTGGAGGAATGTGAATTATGGCAAATGTTACAAGGCCGAAGAGTTTTGATGAAATCATTGGTCAGGGCGACGTTATTGAGCGTCTACGCATCTCTGCTATGGGCTGTAAAATGTCTAGCAGTGTGCTGCCTCATGTTTTAATAGACGGCCCTCCTGGGCTTGGCAAGACTACCATAGCGAGTGCTATAGCAAACGAAATGGGGGTCAGTCTTTATACTCTCAATGCTGCTAATATTCGTAGCATAAAAAATCTTTTGCCATATATTATGGGAATCTCTGCTAGGTCTGTGTTGTTTATTGACGAAATACACAGGTTGCCCAAAACAGTAGAGGAGTTTTTGTATCCTATCATGGAAGATTTTGTACTTAGTATATCATCAGAAGATGCTCCAGAAACTATTGATCTTCCAATGTTTACTCTTATCGGAGCGACTACTAGTGGGGGAAGTTTAAGTCAGCCATTTTATGACAGGTTTACAATCAAAGAACATCTTTCTTTCTATACGGATGATGATCTAGCTAAAGTAGCAAGATTGAACTCTGCTAAATTAGATCTAGAAATCTCTGATGAAGATTTGGTTGAGATAGCAAAAAGAAGCAAGGGTACTCCGAGAATTCTTAATGCTAGACTATTATGGTATAAAAACTACAAGATATGCCATACCGATCCATGTACAATTGATACCATTTTTTCTACTCAGGGTATAGATAGTAAGGGTTTGGATCTGTATGATAGGCTTTATATTGATGCTTTGAGACGAAGCAAGGGTAATCCTTTGGGTCTTAAGTCTATATCAGCAATGACTGGAATAGCTTTAGATACTATCGAGAATAGTATTGAGCCGTTTTTGGTTCGTAAGGGTTATGTTGTTCGTACCCAAAAGGGCAGAGTCATGGGTACGATATAGGAAAACTACGGGCCGATTACAACCCCATTTTTAAAATTAAGGAGCGAGCAATCGCTCCTTTTTTCTTTTATAGTATGGTGTAAATTTGGTAAGGAGGCTATCCACATGATAGATACTGCATCTCTGTTAAGTATAATATTGGTACTTTTTAATTTTGTCTCTTTTGGAATTGGTTATATTATAGGAAGATTAAACAATAGTAGTTATACAATGATTGAAAAACCAATATCAAAAAGAAACAAACAATATAATAATAATGAAAAAAGTCAAAATAAGATTATTATAGATGACAGAAAATTTGTTACAGATATAAGTGTTGATGGGATGGAGAAAAAATATAACGAATTAGGAAATACAAGATTGTCAAACGAGAATATTTCCGAGTCTGTTAATAAACTACAAAATTTAAAGAGGTGAATTATGGCTAGGGGTCTTGACGTAGGAACAAGCTATATTGTTTTATCTGAGGACAAAGGAGATAAAGTACAATACAAAGACTTTAGAGATGCCTTTTATATCATCAAGCCATCTACTCCAGTAGCAACAAAGATGATAGAAAAGGGATTGGCTGGAAAAGTCTTTATTAAAGATACAGACGGTTCTTTTATTATCCTCGGACAAGATGCTATTGAAAAAGCTATTGAGAGAAACGACACCGCTAAAAGACCAATGTACAAAGGAGTTGTTTCTGCAAAAGAGAAAGATGCGAAAAGAGTCTTAGCTTTTATATTAAAGGAAGTAGTCGGGCAATCTTCGGAGCCCCTTGAAAAGATCGTTTTTTGTGTTCCTGCTCAACCAGTAGACCAAGAAGATGAAGATTTTGATGTTGGATATCATGAAGATGTAGTCAAAACTATTTTAGATAGCTGTGGATATAACGCTAGATCAATTAATGAAGCTGAAGCTTTATGCTATGCTGAGTTAGCGGATAATGATTATACTGGTATAGCTATTAGCTGTGGTGCTGGTATGACTAATGTTTGTGTAATGCTAAATGGTGAACCCACTGTTGTATTTTCCACAACTAAATCTGGGGATTGGGTAGATAGAATGAGCGCCGTAGCCACAGGGGAACCGGATAGTGTCGTACAGGCTGAGAAAGAGGGTGGAAATTTTAATGTTGGTCAGCATAATGATAATCCTATATTAGCAGCTGTATCGTCATATTATGATCGTTTAATAGATTATACTACTAAACAATTAACAGCAGCACTAACAGATCATAAAGCTTTACCAAAGTTTAAAGACCCACTAACAATAGTCATTGCTGGTGGAACATCACAAGCTGGTGGTTATATTGAACATTTTAAGAAAAAACTATCAGAAAATAATTTTCCTTTGTCTATTAAAGAAGTTAAGCATGCCGCCGATCCGTTACATTCAGTGTCAAAAGGATGTTTAATAGCTGCGAAAGTATTGTAATAAATGACAAACAGAATGAACGGACAAAATGAGCGGAAAATACTTCCGCCATCTCCAACACCAACCAGAACACCAACAGAAACTCCAAAACCTCCAAGGATAGGGTCGGATGATGGGTGTCCTTTTATAGATAGAAATTCCCTTAGTAAAACGCCTACTAAGACACCTACTAAAACTCCAACACCAACTAGAACCCCTAAAAAAACGCCAACACCGACACCAACACTTACCCCTACAATAACTCCAAGCATTACTGTAACTAGAACAGTTACCCCAACAAGAACACCAACTAGAACACTAACAAGAACAGTAACCCCTACCGTAACTCCAAGCATAACAACAACTAGAACAAACACCCCTACTAATACAAGAACACCAACTGCAACCCCCACTAATAGTCGAACAGCTACATCGACCCCTACACTAACTCCTAGTATTACTCAGACCAATACACAGACACCAACACCTACGCAAACACCAACGCAAACACCAAGTATTACAGTAAGCCAAACCCCAACAGTTACTATCACAAGATCTGCTACTGCTACAGTAACACCCTCTATTACTCCTTCTATCACAATTACTGCTACTCCGACAAATACTCCAAGCCCATCTACTGTTACATGTTGTGAGTGGGACGGTAATACATTCTTACAGTTTGATGCTTCTTGTGGCAATTTAGTCATTCCAGTAGCCTATACAAAAACAGCAGCAAATACATGGCAAGCTAGTGGAAGTTTATCATGTGGAGATACTTTTAGTTCTACGATAACATGTGATCCAAATGCTAGATACACAGGATCAGGTTCATGTATAAATAAATGGACTTCTTCATTAACCATATCCTGTGTTACTGGTCTAATAATTACTGGAATAAAAGAAGCCTGTCAATGTAACGCTCCTCCTATTTGGAGTTTTGTTGGCAATTTTGATAATTGCAGTTGTTGCACTCCTACTCCAACAAGAACACCAACCCAAACAGTCACCAGAACGCTAACTCCAACGCCTTCATTAACAGCATCTCAGACATTAACGCCATCTCCAAGTAGAGCTACTTGCTGCGACTGGAATGGTTTGACTACATTTGTATTAAATTGTAACAATATAACCAGAACTATAAGTCTAGATTTGTTATTTACTAAAGTCATGCCAAATTATTGGACTAGTAGCGGCACATTGGCTTGTGGCGATACATACTTTATGTCAGTTACTTGTGATCCTAGTGTAGCATATACTGGTTCTAGTTCATGTGCTAATAAATGGACAGCAAGTGCTAATATTTCTTGTGTTGGAGGATTAAATATAACTGGAATATCTACTGCCTGTCAATGTAATGTTCCTCCAGTATGGGCATTTGAGGGAAATACAAGTAATTGTAATTGTTGTACTCCACCGCCTAGCCAAAGTCCGACCCCAACGCCAACAAATAATTGTCAGTTATTAACTCCTAGTATTCAAAGTGCTGCCTGTTCATGTATAAAGGATGGTACTGAAAGCCCTAACCAAGTAATTATATATTTAACATGGAACAGAAATACTGAACCAGGTAGTCAAGGCTGTATAGAGGGGTATCAGATACAAGCACTGGACGCAAATGGTCAAAGCGGATCGGTTGATGATATAGTAGATAATATCTGCATATTTAATCCTAACGCTTCATCTTATCAGTATTATCTAAATAGTTTTGAGAATAAAAGTGGAGACGGTACTTGCACAAGTGCGGATCAGCCTCTAACTTTTAGAATTAGGGCTATGCATTTTACAAATTGTCAAGATGCATATTTTGATTCTACATCTGTTTCGCCATCTAATATTCCAAGTTCTTGGGTATCATTTCCTGGAACGTATTGCTTTGAATCATGCTGCGTAACTCCAACCCCAACACCAACTGCTACCGTAACGCCGACAATAACAACAACTCCAAGTATTACTCCGACTCAAACTCCAGAACCAACATCTAGCAGCACACCGGCAGCAACCCCAAGCTCTACACCACCACCAAGTTCTACGCCTCAACCTACACCAGAACCCACCTACTATTTTATAGCCCAAAGAGAAATTAACTATATCCCATGAGCATCATAAGTATTAATTGCTGTCCAGTGTCTACTCAAAAACCATTAAGTAGTGTTACTCCTACTCCCACGATAACAAAAACCAATACCCCTACTCCTACACAAACAATAACGCCTACGCCAAGCGCAGAACCTGTTAACATAGTGATAAACGGATCATTAGAAAATTCCCTTAGTAATTGGACTTTTAGTTCTGTAGATTATAATTATTATGGTTTTGATAGATATTTTGTAGACTTAAACGCTTGTGGGATTGGATATATCAGTCAAACTATTACAACAATACCTGGACAAAATTATGTAATTTATTTTGATCTAAGCGGAAATTGTGGGGTGCGTTTTGATAATAATGTTGCTGATAAAGTTATGAAATTAACGCTAACTGGTACTAATATAATACTTAATAAAACATATACTTATACGTGTCCAAGTTATGGGTTTCAAGTTTCAGCAGAAACTTTTGGCTGGAATACTATTTCTGAGACTTTTACTGCTAATTCTAATAGTACATTACTAAAATTTGAATCAATATCTCCGGGTGGATGTTTTGGACCTATGATCTCAAGAGTAAGTGGTTATAAAATATGACAATTATTAATATAAATTGCTGTCCAGTAGCTACTCAAAAACCCCTGAGTAGCAGCACACCAGCACCAACAATAACTCCAACAGTAAGTCTAACACCCACAATAACAAAAACTAATACCCCTACACCCACACCAACAATCACACCCACGCCAACCAGAATGTGTATAAGTGCCGAAAGTATTACGTGCCTACCCATTGAAACATCATTAGTTTATTCCGATGGAGCAACACTTAAAAGAATTGGTCAGCAGTTTGTGACAGCGGGTCAGACTATAAGTTTCTCTGTTAGAGGGTGTGTTTCTTGTGCTGTTGGTGCTTGTATTAGTGATGCTCG